CCTACGTTGATGACATGGTATACCAACGTGTCTGTGGAACTAAAGAAGTTGTGGGGGAATAAATGGTCATAGACTTTGACGTAGACGGTGATGGTAAGATCACAGTAGAAGAAGTAGCTATGAAAGAACGTATGCTCGAGGTTGAGCTACGAGAAGAGAAAGCTGAGTCACAAAAGAAGATGGCTTGGATAGCTATGCTAATGATGATTGGTTTCACAGTCGTTTTGTTTACACCACTAATGTCAGATACAAGAGTAGCAGCCCTAGCAGACTTGCTTGGGTTATTTTACATTGCTCAAACAGGTATCGTAGCAGCTTACATGGGGGCTACAGCTTACATGGCAGGTAAGCCAATGGGCAACAAGATAGCAATGAAGAAGGATATGAGATAATGGCATTACCACTTTTAGTATCGGTTGGAGGTGTTCTAATTAGAACTACAGCAAAACAACTTCCTAAACTACTAAGAAGATTTAAAGGGGCAAAGCCTATTGAAAATCCTAGTCAATCTCAAATAATGCAAGCAGGTAGACTAAATAAAAACTACACTAACTTCAGTAAGAAAAGCCAGAAGATTTTAGGAAAAGCAGACACTGCTAATCCATCTTTTCTTCAAAGAATTACAGGCAGGGGTAGAACTCCAACACAAAAAGACATGAAGCCTGATCCTGCTTCAACTACAGGAGAAGCTAAACGTGCAGCGACAATTAACAAAGCATTAGGTGCTATCGGAGCTACAGCAGTTGTTGGTGGATCAGGTGTTTTAGCCTACACTAAAAGTAAAGCTAGTGATACAGAGGCTGTTAAAAATAGTAGAGAAAGAATTAAAACTTTAGAAGCAGATTTAAAAAAGTCTGAATCGGAAAAGAAAGCAGCACAGACATCAGTAGCTATTGAAAGAGAAATTAGAAAAATAATGGCTGCAGAATCTAAAGTAAAACCTAGACCTAGACCAGAAGAACGTAGTGGCAATTCAAGAGGTGGTCTAACTAAGACAGGACACACAGATTACAGAAAGACAGGATTATTCAAATGAGTTTTAGATTAAGCCAAAGATCTATTGACAGACTAGAGGGTGTACACCCAGATATGACAGCAGTAGTTGAACGAGCTATCCAACTGACAGACACAGATTTTGGAGTGACGCAGGGTGTCAGAACCTTAGATGAGCAAAAGGCTAACGTAGCTGCAGGAAGATCACAGACCATGAGGTCTAAGCACTTACTTCAACAAACTGGTTTTAGTCACGCAGTAGATGTAGTAGCTTATGTTGGTTCTGATGTTTCTTGGGAACTAAACTTGTACGACAATATTTGTGACGCATTTAAAAAGGCTGCAGAAGAAGTAGGTTGCAGTATCAAATGGGGAGCAGCTTGGAGTGAAGGAGATATAAGATCTTACCCAGGCAGCGCAGAGGATGCTATGATGGCATACGTAGACTTAAGACGCAGCCAGGGGCGTAGACCCTTTATCGATGCTCCCCACTTTGAGTTGATGTAATGCGATGGCTAATCCTAACTTTATTCTTATCTGGTTGTGGTTTGAGTACTCTTCTGTCGCTAGGAGGATCAGACGGACCTACAATAAATTCTAACGCACAGATAGGTGCTGAGAACAGACAAGCTGTAATGAGTGTTGAACAAAACACTACTGCAGGAAGAGATGTAATCAAAAAAGAAGTAGAGACAGGAACTGTGGAAAACTTAGATATCATCAACACCAACATACCTCCTTGGGTTATTTTGTTGTTAATTTTAGGTTGGCTCTTGCCAACACCAACAGAAATGATTAGAGGTGTAACAGATTTTGTTTTGAGGCTGTTCGGAAGAAGAGATAATCCGAAGTATGACAGGTACAAGTAAATGGCTGTACCTGAGCGTGTCAAAAACAAAATGAAAGATGTTGGCCTCAAAGGTGTCAACAAACCGCAAAGGTTAAATGATAGTAGTGATAAATCACATCATGTGATGGCATCTGAAGGAGGCAAGTACAAGTACATAAAGTTCGGGCAGAAAGGTGTAAAGACAAACCAGACTGCAGGACAACGTAAAGCTTTTAAATCGAGACACGCAAAGAACATTTCAAAAGGTAAAATGTCAGCAGCGTATTGGGCAGACAAAGTTAAATGGAGTGCTTCTAAAACAAAATCTCCTTCTAAGAAATGGGTTAAAGGATCATAAGATAATGAACAAAAAAGAAATAATTATTTTTACGGCATGGGTAGGTTTAGCTACTGTTATGGCAGCTTCATCTGTTTACGCAAAAGATTTCTCAGTAGCAGGTCAGACTGTCTCGTTTGGAGCAGCATCTGATTTAAACTACACAACTGGTTCAGAAGACTGGGAATGGGAAATGACACCATCAGCAGGTTTGTCTGCTATGGGTATTGGCTTAACAATGTCTACTGACATTGATATGCTTACTCTTGACGAAGGAGATATATTTCAAGGCTTAGACTTTACAGCAGACTACACTGTACCTAGCACAAACATTAGCTTGTACACTGAAGTATCAACAGACACAGACCTAGAGTTTGGCGATGTAACAATAGGGGCTACGGTCAGTTTCTAATGTGGATAGCGTTCATGCTCCTCTGTACTGGACCTTCTGCATTAACTTGTGAAATAATGGCTAAGACAGAAGCAACATTTCCTACAGAGCAAGCATGTGCTCAAGAAGCATTAATAGTAGCTAGGTACTTTCAAGAACAAGGGTATCTAGCAATACCAGATTGTAAAAAAATAAACATGGGAGTTTCATTATGAGAATGGTAAGATGGATAGGAAGATACTTAAAAAGAGTAGCTTGTGCACTATTAAACATTAAATGCGGTGCAGATTGTAACTGTAAGGCTTAAAGACTATGAAGAAGAAATCCACTGTTAATAAAGCAGCTAACTACACAAAACCTAGTATGCGTAAAACTTTGTTTAACTCGATTAAAGCAGGTGGCAAAGGTGGAAACCCAGGTCAGTGGTCTGCTCGTAAAGCTCAGATGTTAGCTAAACAATACAAAGCTAAAGGTGGAGGATACAAGACTTGAAAGCTCCTCAAAAATCTCTTAAGAAATGGAGTCAACAGAAGTGGAGAACTTCTGATGGATCACCATCTAAGGGTAAGAAGAGGTACTTGCCTGATAAAGCATGGAAAGCTTTAAGCCCTGGGGAAAAGGCTGCTACTAACAAAGCCAAAGCTGCAGGAAACAAAAAAGGAAAACAGTTTGTTGCCCAACCAAAAGGTGTAGCAAAGAAAGTAAAACCTTACAGAGCTAGTAAGGGAGGCCTAGCTAGAAAGAAAAAATAAAATATGTCGTTTCTTACTAGCAGTATACCGTACTTCAAAGCTTGGGTACGTAGAGAATACACAAAGAACTTAGAAGATTACCACGGAGAGTTCTTACACGCTATGGTAATTGGTGTAACCACCATGCCAAACAGGACTCTGAGTTTCCAAGTTATCTTCACAGGTTGTGAATCAGATTTTGATGACTCACTTAACGTACATGGTGGAGCAATGTGGGCAAGGATGCCATTGACTGCACTTGTAGCAGATACTCCTTTAGAGGAGTGGCCCACAGAGTTACCACCGTATTTAGCACAACCCTGGGATTGTATGTCGCATACTCACTCAGTACACAAATTAGAAAGAGCCTCACCTGCTCCTTGGATAGCAAAGATAGATGGTGAGTTTTACCCTGCAAAGTATTACTTCACTGTTGACTACACAGACAACGAAGTAGCAGATGACCCTGCACAACATAAACAATCTCACGTATTAGAGTTGTTAGACGCAGGAGAATACACAGGTAACATGGTTGCGTTGCCCAATAATAGAGTGAGAGTAACTCACCCTGCTTGGTTTGAAACTGGTGAAGGTGCTCCAGACTTTAAACCAAACCAGAACATATATAACTCAAAAGAAGACGTAGACTATGTATGGGATACGCAACGAGTCTTTAACAATTTGTACAGTATTAATAGTGAGGAAGAACAATGAAAAATATGAAGAAAAAGGGTTACGCAGCAGGAGGATTAAAAGCTCCTAGTGCATCTCAGTCTGGTCTTAAAAAATTACCTAAAGCAGTTCGTAACAACATGGGTTACATGAACGAAGGTGGTATGCCAAAGAAAAAGAAAGCTTACGCCAAAGGTGGTAAAGTTGCTATGTATAACGTGGGCGGCATGGTTAAATCTTCTGGCGAAATCAACACTGGTATTGCTAGACCTAAGAATACTTACAAGTAAAAAAGGATAATACAATGGCTTCTTACAAAGATTATAAAAGTATCTCTGCCGCTAAAAAAGCAGGATCAATATATTACACGAATAAGCAAGGCAAGAAAATGCTTGCTGTAACAAAAGAAGATTTAGATGCTTGGAAGAAAAAGAACAAAGGTAAGTACAAAGGTTCTGCTCTTACAGCTTGGGCTAACGCAAAAGGTAAAAACATTAGTGGTGCTCCATCATCTTCAAAGAAACCTAAAGCACGTCCAGACTCAGATAAAATTACGGTTGAGAAGTTACCTCCTGCTTTTACTATTCCAACTAAAGGTAAACAAGCTAAAGAAAGCATTGGAGAGCGAGAGTCTAAATCTAAGCAAGTAGACAAAGTTAAAAAGGTTGCTGAAGAAGGTTTAGCAAAAGCTACTAAGTTTGATGAATGGTACAAAAAGAACGGAAGTAAGTACAAAAATAGAGCAAGAGCTATGGAAGCCTATAAGATGGGGCCAGGCAAGACAGAAGGTACTAGGTACGGAAACTCTAAAGGTAGCCTACAGAAAAAGAAAAAAGGGTATGCTAAAGGTGGAATGATGGACTATCGTACAAAAGGAATGTTTTACGGTGGTGGTATGACTAGGAGAACTAGCAGATGAAACTAGAAGGTGATAAGATAGTAGATCAATACGGAGCAGTTCTTGGTGAACGTATTCACGGAGAGTGGCACACTAAAGATCCTGCTGTCTTAGAGTTTATTATGAACCAAGGAAAACCTGAGACTGTAGCAGATGTAGTAGAACAAGAGAGAGTACGTGCTCGAAATGAAAGGGGTCATTACATAAAGGATGACCCTTCTACTCCTGATGTTAACGAAGCCTGGACTACAAAAGATAAAGGCAAGTCATAACGGGGTTGCATATTTGTCACTACTCTGGTATAACTACTTGTATATAACTATCCTCACCCAGTTAGGGCTAACAAATACAGAGGATAGAAAATGTTTAAAAGAATCTTTAACAGAATAGTAGAGGCAAGAACAGAGTCAGTAAGACGTAAGATTGCACGTATGCAACTTAGTAGAATGACTGACACAGAATTAAAAGATTTAGGTATTGGTAGGCACGATATAGAAAGAGCCATACTCTATGGTAAATCTATCTGAAAGAATCAACTAATTTTATTGATGATAGTAGGGGTACTTTGGGAGGAGGCTCGTTATCGATCCAGTTACAATAATCGGTGGAGCTACCGTAGCTTTCAATGCTTTGAAGAAAGGTTTCCAATTCGGAAAAGATCTTCAAGAAATGGGTGGTCAACTAAATCAGTGGGCTAGTAGCATGAGCGACTTGTCCTACTTAGAACAGAAGAATAAGAACCCCCCTTGGTGGAAAGCTATGGGAGGTTCTGTTGAAGCAGAAGCTTTAGAAATATTCACGGCTAAAAAGAAAGCTGAGGCCATGCGAAAAGAGCTAAAAGACTGGATCAGTTTTACGTATGGGCCATCGGTTTGGGATGAGCTTGTAGCCACTGAAGGTAGAATACGTAAACAAAAGAAAGAGCAAGAGTACCGTAAGGCAGAGGTACAAGAAGCAATAATTACTTGGGGTATCTCAGGTGTTCTTCTTTCAGTAGGTGCAGGAACTCTAGGTTTTATAATTTATATGGTGGCATAATGGTAAAAAACTTAACAGAGAAACAACAGAAATTCCTCGATGTTTTATTTGAAGAAGCACAAGGAGATCCTGTGCAAGCAAAAAAATTAGCAGGTTACTCTGACGGTGTTGCTTCTACACAGATAGTAAATAGTCTGACAGACGAGATAGCAGATCTAACAAAAAAATTTATAGCACAATCATCAACAAAAGCAGCGTATACTATGTTTTCTGTTATGGCAGACCCCACAGATCTGGGCGTAAAAGAAAAGATGTTAGCAGCAAAAGATATTTTAGATCGTGCAGGTTTTACTAAAACAGATAAGGTAGAGGTAAAGTCTGCAGAGCCTTTATTTATTTTACCTGCGAAAGATAATGAGTAAGAGAGCATCAGAAGCAGATCACCCAACCAAAGTTGATTGGCAGATACCACTACAAGGAAAACTAGGAGAGTGGTATCCTGTCATAAGGGTAGGAAGACACGTACCCTTTGGTTATGAACAGGATAAAGAAGATGATATGCTTCTTATTCCTATCCCTGAAGAATTAGAACTTTTAGAAAAAGCAAAGAAGTTTCTTAAAGATTACAGTGTAAGACAAGTAGCTAAGTGGTTGTCTGATCAATCTGGTAGAAGCATCTCACATGTAGGGTTGTATAAACGTGTCAGAATGGAAGAAAAAAGAAGGCGAGCATCTTCTAACTACAGGCAGTATGCCAAAAAATACAAAGAAGCGGCAAGGAAAAGCCAGAAGATCGAAGAAGAAAGACTTGGTGGAAAACACACCAAAAGTCTTGACGCAGATGAGGGCTACATCAAACTCGAAAGAGGGGAGTGTTGCCCCTTCTGTGGTCAAACAAGAAGTAATATTTGAACCTAACCCTGGGCCACAGACTAGGTTTTTAGCAGCTACGGAACAAGAGGTATTATATGGAGGGGCAGCAGGAGGTGGGAAGTCGTTCTCGTTGGTTGCTGATCCAGTTAGATATTTTACGAATCCACATGCACGAATGTTACTTGTTCGTAGGAGTACAGAAGAGCTACGAGAACTTATTTCTGTAAGCAAACAACTTTATCCAAAGGCTGTGCCAGGAATAAAGTTCATGGAAAGAGATAAGACTTGGGTAGCACCTAACGGTGCAACACTGTGGATGTCATACCTTGATCGTGATGATGATGTTATGAGATACCAAGGACAAGCCTTTAACTGGATTGGCTTTGACGAACTTACACAGTGGCCTACAGATTATGCTTGGACATACATGCGTTCAAGACTACGTGCTACAAGAGCCAGTGGACTTCCTCTTTATATGAGAGCCACAAGCAACCCTGGAGGCCCAGGACACCAATGGGTAAAAAAAGTTTTTATTGACCCCAATACACCAGACGAATCTTTTTGGGCAACAGACGAAAACGGAGAAGTAATAAAGTGGCCTAAAGGTCACACAAGACAGGGCGAACCTCTCTTTAAAAGAAAGTTTATTCCTGCTACGTTATTTGATAATCCTTACCTTTCTGAAGATGGTATGTACGAAGCAAACCTTTTGTCTTTACCAGAACATCAAAGAAGACAACTACTTGAAGGTGATTGGGATATAAATGAAGGTGCAGCCTTCCCAGAGTTTAACAGGCGTATTCACGCAGTAGATCCTTTTGACATACCTAGTAACTGGACTCGATTTAGAGCTTGTGATTACGGATACGGATCTTATACTGGTGTAGTCTGGTTCGCAGTTGCTCCAGGGTCTGAACAGCTAATAGTCTACAGAGAGCTATACGTTTCTAAAATAATTGCTACTGATTTGGCTGACATGATCCTGGACATTGAAGACGGAGAAAAAGTAAGATACGGAGTTCTAGACTCCTCTCTCTGGCATAATCGTGGAGACACTGGACCTAGCCTAGCAGAACAAATGATTATGAAAGGTTGTCGTTGGAGGCCATCTGACAGATCAAAAGGTTCTAGGGTAGCAGGTAAAAACGAGATACACAGACGATTACAAGTGGATGAATTTACGGAAGAGCCAAGGCTTGTTATATTTAATAACTGCACAAATCTTATCTCTCAACTACCGTCTATACCTTTGGATAAAAGAAACCCTGAAGATGTTGACACTCACTCAGAAGACCACTTGTATGACGCACTTAGATACGGTGTGATGACACGTCCAAGAAGCAGCATATTTGATTTTGATCCTGCTTCTCAAAGATCTGGATTTCAAGCTTCAGATCCCACTTTTGGTTATTAAGGATTTCCTATGGAAGAAGATGATATTTTTGACTCAGATGAATTATCAATGGATGAAGATACGTCTTCATATATAGAAGATACTGAAGACAACGAAAGCCGTAGTGATCCTGCTACAGGCACTATCGTAGGTTTTGTAGAAGACAAGTATAGTAAAGCTGACAAAGCCAGATACTCTGACGAACAAAGATGGATTAAATCTTATCAGAACTACAGAGGTATCTACGGTCCTGACGTACAGTTTACTTCCACAGAAAAATCCAGAGTATTTGTAAAAGTAACCAAGACTAAAGTTCTTGCAGCTTACGGTCAAATTGTTGATGTTTTATTTGGAAGCCACAAGTTTCCTATTTCAATAAACCCTACTAAACTTCCTGACGGTGTAGCAGAGGCTGTACACTTTGAAACAAACCCTCAGATAAAAGAAGCTACTTCACAAGGTCTTACTCCTGATGATACCAAGTTACAGCCTGGAGAAACCATAATTGATCTAAGAGAAAGACTAGGAGGTTTACGTAATAAACTAGAACCTGTTCTTGACGATCTTAGAGAAGGTGAAGGACAAACACCATCACAACCTAGTTATCATCCTGCTATGGTAGCAGCAAAGAAAATGGAAAAGAAAATCCATGATCAACTAGACGAATCTAACGCAAGCAAACAATTACGTAACACAGCCTTTGAAACTGCTCTGTTTGGTACAGGCATAATGAAAGGCCCATTTGCTCTTGATAAAGAATACCCTAACTGGGATGATCAAGGCAACTACTCCCCAATGTACAAAACTATTCCCCAGACTTCTAGTGTAAGTATCTGGAATTTTTATCCTGATCCAGATGCGAACAACATGGATGAGGCTGAGTACGTTATTGAACGACATAAAATGTCTAGGTCACAGATGAGGTCTTTAAAGAACAGACCTTTCTTTAGATCTAACTCGATTGATACAGCAATTGAAATTGGTGAGTCCTACTCAAAAGAGTGGTGGGAACAGGTTATGGAAGATGCTGATCAAGAGACTAAAGCAGAACGCTATAACGTCCTTGAGTTCTGGGGTTATGTTGACACTGATATTTTAAAAGATCACGATGTAGAAATTCCAAAAGAGTTGAAAGATCAGGATCAAGTATCAGTTAATATCTGGATTTGTAACGGACAAGTATTACGACTTGTAATGAATCCGTTTAACCCTGCTATCCTTCCGTACTATGCTGTACCCTACGAAATTAATCCTTATAGCTTCTTTGGTGTAGGTCTTGCTGAGAACATGGATGATACCCAAACACTCATGAATGGCTTCATGCGTATGAGTGTGGACAATGCAGCATTATCAGGTAACTTGCTTATTGAAGTAGACGAAACTAATCTAGCCCCTGGTCAGGATCTAACAATGTACCCTGGCAAAGTCCTGAGAAGAATGGGGGGAGCACCTGGACAGGCTATCTTTGGTACTAAGTTCCCTAACGTAAGTAACGAGAACATGCAAATGTTTGATAAAGCAAGGGTACTAGCAGATGAATCAACTGGCTTTCCTTCTTTTGCTCATGGTCAAACAGGCATACAAGGAGTGGGTCGTACTGCTTCTGGTATTTCTATGCTTATGTCTGCTGCCAACGGTAGCATACGTACTGTTGTTAAAAATATAGATGATTACTTATTATCACCACTAGCAAAATCTTTTTTTAGTTTTAACATGCAGTTTGATTTTGATCCTGATATTAAGGGTGACTTAGAAGTTAAAGCTGAGGGTACAAACTCTTTGATGGCTAACGAAGTTCGTAGTCAAAGACTCATGCAGTTTCTTGGTGTTGTTCAGAATCCTGCTCTTGCACCTTTCGCAAAAATGGATTATATTATCAGAGAGATTGCAAACTCTATGGATCTTGATCCTGACAAAGTTGCTAACTCAATGACAGACGCAGCTATACAAGCTGAGATCTTAAAGAAATTTCAAGCAGAAAATCCACCACCTCCACAGGCAGCACCACCACAACAAGGAGCACCTGCAGGAGCACAAGCACAAGACACTCAAGGATCTGGTGGTGGGCAGATAGGTACAGGATCTGTTCCTACCCCAGGTGAGCCTGGATTTACTGCTAACACAGGACAAGGGCAAGGATGAACTTAAAACCTTTAGTGAACGACAACAAACTATGGAACTCGTTTAACGAAGAACTGGATCGAAGACTTAACTACGTTCACATTCAAATAGAACAAACGTTAAAACCAGATGACTTATTTAGACTACAAGGTGAAGCAAGAGCACTACGTAGATTAAAACTTTTAAGGGATGAAGTGAATGGTGCTGAACATACAGGGTAATCAGACTGAACCTGCAACAACTATTGGACGTTTTGGTCTTGAGAAAGAAGATCCTACGATAGGTATAGATCTTCCTGAAGGTCTTTATAACCAAGTTGATACTTACTTAGATTCTGCACAATCTAGTCCAGATGCTTTTTATCCTGAACTACCATCAGAACCATTAACAGAACCTAGTGTCGTATCACAGACAGATGAAATATTTAGTAAGAAACCAAAAACTAGACCACGTAAACCAATACCAAATATAAGTCCAAAGATAAGACCTGGCTCAGTAAGCCCTATAGATAAAATTGCGGAGCTTAACTATCTTTTAGAAGGTACACGTAATCCTAACTCAAAAAAATCAAAAATTCTTTCAGGTTTAAACTCACTTACTGAAACTGGTCAAGAAGCTATAAAAGGTTTTATGGATACGGCTGCAGGTGGAGAAACAAATCTTGATCCTGTAAAAGATGCTTGGTGTGCAGCTTTTGTTGCCCACGTTCTTAGTGAACTTGGAGCAGATCCTTTGAAATCAAAAGATAAGTATGACAGGCTCAGAGCAGATAAGTACAAAGACTACGGATCAAAGGTAGAAAACTTTGCAGATGCCAAAGAAGGTGACCTAGTTATTTTTGATTTTAACGGAGATGGTAAAGGAGATCACGTAACTTTTTATGCAGGTGACAGAATAACATCCCAAGGAGGTAAAAGCCTTTATACTGGTGGAGAGTACATCAACGTAGTAGGTGGTAATCACGATGGGGGTGAGGTTAGTATAAGAGAAAATCATCCTGCTTATGTAAAGAGTAACGTTCTAGCACTAAGAAGAATTACGTACAACGACATTGACTTTGACTTTACTCAAGAGATGGCTAAACAAGACCCTGTATTTAAAAAGTTTGTTCCTGAGTATGCTTCCCTTAATCCTAATGATGATGATGACTTACCATCCTTTGACGAAGGTGGTCTAGCAGAGAACAAAGATTTAGATTTAGCTAGATCCTACGGTGTGACAGTTGTTGACCCAGAAGAAACAAGTGAAACTGTAAAAGCTTTAGGAAAAGCAGCAATAGAAAGTATTCCAGGCATTAGCACTGCAACAACTATAAGAGATATTAAAGAAGAGTTACAAGAAGAAGATCCTAGTTTAGCTAAGATAGGTATGTTGGCTGCTAGTGAAGCTGTAGGTATGATTCCTGGCTTAGGTCAAGTAGGTAAAACTATAATACGAAAAACTAGCACAAAACTAGTTGATAAAGCTGCAGATGCAAAAGAAGCAGAAAGACTTATTAAAGATTCTGAAGCACTAGAGAAGTGGCGTAAAGAAAATAAACTACCTGAGTCACAAAGACAAAAGAATCCTGAAGGATCAAAAAAGGCAGCATCTGATTTACTAGAAGGTGAAATTACTTCTAAAGAAGCTAGGCAAAGAATAAAAGATTTTATACCTGATCCACAAGAGTTTACTGCAGAGCAAGTCTTAGACATGATGCCTAGTCTTACTCAGATAACAGGAGCACTAGGTAAGAAAGCTAAAAAGTATCCTATCATAGGTGTTAAAGGAAAAGACTTAGATCAAGGGCAAGTAGTATCTTCTAGACTAGATATCCCTGCCTATGATGACTATGATACATGGGTGGTCTCCATTCATGATGGTAATCAAAAGTCAGGTAGTGTTGTTGGATATGGACAAGCTATTAGATTAAAGAATATTAACTTTGGTTCAGATCCTAAGACAGCCCTTGATATTGCTAGAGGCAAAAGACTTGTTCAAGCTACAGGAGAAGATGCTCCTAAACCTCAAGGTAAAGCTACTATTGCTCGTATCTTTGGAGAGTATCAGCCTGAAGATCCTTATGATTTACAACGCCAAGCTGCTGAGATAATAGCTTCAGGTTCAGAAGAGTGGACACAGATAGGAATGAATCCTTATCGTGGAAGTGCTTTTTACAATAAAAAAACTGGTGCTCCTGTATTTGAAGCAGATGAAATAATTCAAGTTGGTCCTCTTGTACTAGCTAAAAATGTAAAGAAACCCACTATCTCTCAAATGAAGCAAATGGCTGTAAGGACAAGAGATGGTAAACTAAGAATGTTTAATGAAGGTGGTACAGCAATGAAAGATCAAATGCAGATGGCGTTTAAAGATGATGGCATGACTAAAGATCCTGTCTCAGGTAACGAAGTTCCTCCAGGCTCGTTAGCCAAAGAAGTACGAGATGATATTCCTGCCATGTTATCCGAAGGTGAATATGTTGTTCCTGCTGATGTTCTTAGATTTTACGGTGTAAACTTTTTTGAGAACTTACGTAACCAAGCAAAGTCTGGTCTACAGACTATGGAAAACACAGGTAGAATTGGTGGTGATCCAATGTCTCCTCAACAAGTACAACAGAACATGAGTGGTAAACCTATGGCAGGTTCTCCACCTGCACAACCTGTAGCTGCTAACACTGGTCCTGCTATGTTAGGTCAACAATCTCAAACAGGTACAAACACGGCAACAACAGGACAAGCTGCACAAAATACGTTTGCTCCTATGAACTTTTCAACTGTAGGGTTCAGCCAGTTTCAACAACCTGATCAGAAACCTACTAGTGTTACCTCAACTAAAACATATGTTAACGCAAAGAATACCTCTGACACAAGAATTGTTACGTATGTAGATGGTGCAGTAACACCTCCTGCTGACTCTAAATATACTCAACCACCTTATTACTTAATGGGTTCACCTGCGTTAGCAGAAGCCATCAAGGGTGCTCCTAAAGGAGGAGGCGGTGGAGGAGGAGGAGGTGGTGGTGGTAAACCAGAACCAAAAGATCCTAATGCTTGGGCAGAAAGTATTACAAATCCTGAAGAGTGGGCAGAAGAAAACCTACAAGGAAAAGCTAACAATCTAATCAACACCATTAAGTTAGGCACTAGTGTAGCAAGAGTTAACGCTATGGCAGAACTTGCTAAAGCTCAAGGTAACATGGATTTGTACAATAGCTTATCAAATAAAGCAAAAGAGTTTGTTGCTGATAATCCAATGCTTAACTCTCTTCCTAATGCTTGGATTGACGGTGACAAGATTGCTGCTGATCTTCAAAAAGATTCTGATTTAGTAAAAAGTATTTTTGGTGGAAAATCTCAAACAGATAAAGTCCTAGGCTTACCTACTCCTAAAACTCCTGGAGAGGTAGCAAAGTCTTTATCAGAAAAAGCAAGTCAAGCAAGCAGTTCAAGTGATCTACGTATCTTACAAGAAGCGCAAAAAATAGCTGAGAAAGCAGAAAAGTCTGGAAAAACTATAGCAGAAGTTGGCAGAGAGTCTGGAACTTTACAAGACAAGATTGACAAAGAAACAGAAGGGGGTGGATCATATGATTCATCTACTGAATCTACAGGAGGTCAAGGCGATCTAGGCTCAGGATCTGGTCCAGGAGGTATGAACAAAGGTGGACTAATGAAAAGGAAGAAAAAGAAAGGCAAATAAGTAACTATAAGGCTACTCAGCTACGGCTGACCCCAACAGAAAAGGAAAAGATATGCCTGAATTAACTGAAATGCAAAAACCTAAAACAGCAGGTTTTGTGGATCGTGGATTCAACCACTCAAAAAAACAAAAACTTATTGAAGAAGAAGAAAAAGAAATTGCTAGGTTAGAAGCAGAGGCTCGAGGTGAAGAAGTTGCTGAAGATAAACCCAGTGGCGAGGATACTGAGGACACCGAAGTTCAAACAAAAAGCGATCCCAAACAAGAAGAAGCCACAGAGGAAACCGAAACACAAGAAGATGATTCAGAGTTAACTGCTGAAGAGAAGTCTTTTAAGAAACGTTACGGTGACTTGCGTAGACATATGCAAGACAAAGAAAAAGAGTGGAACGAAAGAATCCAAGCTCTTGAGAGCCGTAAGGCAACAGACACAATAATCCCACCAAAAACTCCTGAAGAGATTGATGAGTGGGCAAAACAATATCCTGATGTAGCAGGTATCTTTAACAAGATAGCAGAAGAAAAAGCTAAACAATTATTTAGTAAAGCTGAATCAAGATTAAAAGAATTAGATGATGCACACACAGAAGCTCTAAGATTAAAAGCTGAGAACGTCATACGTAAGTCTCATGATGACTTTGACGAATTAAAAGCTTCAGAAGAGTTTCACAACTGGGTAGATGAACAACCCAAATGGGTTAAGGATGCACTGTACGAAAACTCAGATGATCCTGCTTCAGTTGTTCGTGTTATTGATTTATACAAGGTTGATAAAGGTATTAGTATAGCAGACAAGCGTGATAGCAAAAAAGCTGCAGCTTCTACCATTACCAAAGGAACTCGTGCTTCTATTGATGACAAAGGTACTTCAGGTCAAATAAAAGAGTCTGACGTAGCTAGAATGTCAACAAAGGAGTTTGAGGAACGTCAGGATGAAATTGCTGAAGCAATGAAAAAAGGTAAATTTATCTATGACGTATCTAAGTAGTTGACAGTTTAAAAGTCTTCTATATAACTACATGTATCTGTATTGAAGCCCCCTTTATGGACTACCTTCAAAGATACTTTCCAAGCAAAAGCATAAACTACACAAAGACTTACCTGCACAAGTATAGGCCCACCTACGTGTTACCCTAGAACGTCAGCCTCTTTAAAGGTGTTTAGCTTTATTTTTTAAGCCAAATATCAGGAGGATTAACAATGGCTTTTTCAACAGCAGGAGGATACGGTAACTTACCTAACGGTAACTTTTCCAGTATCATATACTCCAAAAAGGTACAGCTTGCTTTTCGCAAGAGTACAGTATGTGGTGATATAACCAACTCTGATTATTTTGGGGAGATTTCTGCCCAAGGTGATACGGTGAAAATCATCAAAGAACCTGAAATTTCTGTGTCGTCTTATGCTAGGGGTACACAGGTTGCAGCGCAAGATCTTGACGATGAGGATTTTTCTCTAGTCGTAGATAAAGCGAACTACTATGCTTTTAAGATCGATGATATCGAAGAGGCGCATAGCCACGCAAATTTCATGCAACTTGCAACTGATCGTGCAGCATACCGTTTAGCTGATCAACATGACCAAGAAGTTCTTGGTTATCTATCAGGTTTTAAACAGTCTGCTTTACATTCTGATGCTGATACAGTCAATGACCAAACAAATGGTTCAAAAGCTGTGGCAACAGCAGGTTCAGACGAGTTGTTATCTTCAATGAAACTTATCAAGTCTTCATTTGGTAACATCACAACTAGTTCTGCAGCAGATCACTCAATCCCTGTAGCAGCACGTTTACCAGGTGCAACAGCACTACCAACAGCAACTGTTTCTCCTGCGATGATTATATCACGCATGAAGCGTTTGTTGGATCAACAGCAAGTTGATTCACAAGGTAGGTGGCTTGTAGTTGACCCTGTGTTTATGGAAATCATGGCAGACGAGGATTCTCGATTCTTAAATTCTGACTATGGTGAATCAGGTGCTCTACGTAATGGTCTAGTCCTAAATAATATTCACGGTTTTAGACTGTATACTTCCTCAAACCTTCCTTCAGTAGGAACAGGTTCAGGAACTACAGGTTCTGCAAACCAGAATACTAATTTTGGCGTGATCGTTGCAGGTCATGATTCTGCAGTCGCAACAGCGGAGCAGATCAGCAAGACTGAAACTTACCGTGACCCTGACAGCTTTGCTGACATTGTTCGTGGTATGCACCTATACGGCAGAAAGATTCTTCGTCCAGAAGCAATCGTAACTGCTAAATATAACGCAGCGTAAGGGGAGATTGAATTATGGCTTT